TTAGCACGATTTAGAACTACACCAAACTGTAAATCAGCAGTTGTAATTGTGCTTAAATATTGTGGTACATAATTTGATTGAACACGAACTACTCCATTTTGTCCTGGTAGTCTTGTTTCTGCCCAGTGAATAGCATCACTGTGGACAATAGCGTTGTATTTTCCAGTTGTGCCACTTATATAAGGGATACGATTACTTAGAGAAACCATAACACCATATAGCATTGTAGCAGGTCTGTTTAATACAGGGTCATTACCAGCTGTGTTAATCTTTAACTGATAAATAGTATTACCAGCGATTTGATTCCACCATACTTTGGTATCAAAGAACATTCTAAAGTTTCCATCTGTAATTTCTTCTTTAGTGTTTGCTTCTAAAATACCAATAGCTTTTCTAACATCAGAATCTTCTATTACATCTGTTGAAGCACCTACAGAGTCTGTGAAAGTTCCAAATAATGCAGCGATAGCATCTTCAAGAACCATAGTAGCAGTAAAACCTGCGTTTTTAGCATATTTTTCTTGAGTGTATCTTGATTTTAAGAACTTAGCAGCATCTCCATCTTCAATAGCGAATGATACTTCTTTCCAAGTATCAACTACTAAATCAACTTGGTCTTCTGTGTTAGCATTTAAGGTAACAGTGTTTGCATTTACCTTTGAGTTAGCGGACATCTCTGTGATATTTCCAGTATGAATAGTATCACCACCACTTGATAATTCATCACTTCTGTCAATAAAGAATAAAGAGAAATGTCTTTTTTCTTTAGCGAAGTCGTTAATTTTTGGTGACCATACCTCATTAATGTAAACATCTAGATTACCACCAGCCCCTGTTATTGTATCTGTTGGGAAAGCCATAAATTTTTATAAAGAACGATGAATTGAAACCTATGAATTAAATCCCATATTCTTAAGAAACTCTTTAGACTTATCTTGTCTGAACTTTTCAAATTCTTCTGGGGACATTTTCTTATTAGAATGGCTTATAGGTTTACCACTTGGACTAAGTTGAGCTTTTTCTTTCTTCTCTTGTAGTTTCTTTTTCTCTACAATAGATTTAAATAGTTCATCATTAGTAGCATCAATTAATGATACATCTTTTCCATTAGCGGCATATCCAGCTTTAATTATTTTTAGCTTATCAATATCTTCATCTGTAAAGCCATCTCTTTTAAGAAATCTAATATCCATAGACTCTTCAATCTCGTCATTCTGTTTACTAGGTTTGTTAATTTCCTCTTTAGATTTGTCCTTAGACTTATCAGGCTTGAGGTTAGCCTTTTTTCTCCAATGTTCTTTTTGAGCTTGAGCAGTTTTTAATTTCTTTTTAAGCTCATCAACATCTTCAGAGTTATCTTCTTCGTCATCTTCTTCATCTTCTTCATCTTCTAACTCTTCTTCGTTAGATTCTTCCTCTTCGGTTTCGGTTTCCTCTAACTCTTCGTCATTTTTTTCAGTAGTTTCCTCTACTTGTTCATTGTCTTTCATATAAATGTAGGCGTTTTGTGCCTGTTAATTTTAATCATTTTATTCGGGTTTAGTCCCTAAGCCTATGAGTGGGCTAATCTGCGGTAGGGTTAGACTTGAACTAACCTGTATGCCTTTCTACCTATTTCCAACTCTCTTTATTCTCTCTCTTTAACTTAGCTTGTAATTTCTTTATAAACTTATTAACTCTTTCATTAGCTATTTGTGAGGCTCTTACTTCTATTGCTATTTGTTCAGCTGACATATTATCAGTTTTAATTGACATTGGTTTATTCTCAAACTCTTCTTTTAAGAGTTGTTTCAGTTTTTTCCAATCATCTGAATTTACAAAATTTTCTAATGACATATTATTCGTTTATCTTAGCTTGGCTTAATAGTTTATCTGGTTCTTTAGGTTCTGGTAGTTTTCTACCACTTTCTAATTGCTGTAGTTCTTGTTTTTGTTCTGGAGTTAACTTCCACCAGCTAATGTTATTATTTTCTAAGTATTGTCTAAATAAAGGTGTTGCTGTTGAAGCTGGGTTAGCATTCTGTATTTGTAAAGCATTAAACATAATATCATTCATAACAGACTTATTAACTGTTTCATCTGTTGGCATCATCTTAAAGCCCCATTTAAAGTTAAAGAACTTCTCAGGGATTTTAACACTTCTACCTGTTTGTTTAATTTGGTCTTCTATTCTGTCTAATATACGAGCTTTAATCTCTGGAGTTACTACATTACCTTCATTAGCTAATAAGTAATCTATTTGAGCCTTGCGTTGAAGTGCTTTAGTATATTCTTCTACATCAGCATCATCTTCTGCCATTTCAATTATATTTTTGTGATTCCAGTCTTTAACTACTTCAGGAAATATGTAATCCATTAGTATATCAGCTATTTTTTCAAAGATGTTTTGTTTAATATCTCTGAAAGCTGTTACTGCGTTAGCATTCTCTACTGCTATACCTCTAAAGGTTGAATTAGAAGGGCTTGTTTCTCCTTGAACTATATTAGTAGTTAAACATATCTTATCTGCTTGATTTTCTATCAACTGAAGCTCTGCTAAGAAGTTATTAAGTCCTGTGTTGCTTATTCCTATCTGTTCTAGGGTTTCATCTGGTATAATTTGTCCATTAACTGCTTGTTCTAATACATTCCCTATCATATCAGGGCTACCACTCTTCATTAAGAGTAAAGAAGCAATCTCACTAGCTTGAGCATTTTGATTAACTAACTGATTAACTCTTTCTTGTAGTTTAAATAATCTCTCTACTACTCCTACTCTCATCCATCTGCCATTATATTCTCCTATATGGAAGTCTTCATAAGGGCAATCATATTTATCTACATTTTCACTCCATAGCTCTACAAAGTCATCTCCAAAGCCATAACCTATAACGTGCTTATATTCTGGTTTCTCATCTTCTTCTCCATAATATCCGTAAAACTCCCATATCTCATAATTGTGTTGGTCTTCTTCTAACACATTACTGATATTTTCCCAAGCGCCATCTTTATCCCATAGTTGTTTTCTGCTTAGATTGTGTATTTCTACTATTCCATCAGCATCTTGTATATTCTCTACACCTTGGTCAAAGTAAAGATTATTAATTCTTACCTTTTTAATCTTAGTCTTTCCATTATCCTTGTATCTCTTCCAGACACTTGAACCATAAGTTGCTGTATTATCTCCTATACTATTAAGTGTTTGATAAAATTTCTCATCATCAAACCATTTAGTTACATTCTTTCTTAAAGCCCAAGATTGAAACATATTAATAGTTCCAACTCCATAAGGTAAGAAGTCTTTAGTATCTGGTGTAATGTGTTTAGTAAAGTGTGTCTTTCTGTGTGTGCTTAAGTTCCAAAAGATAGCATCATCATCTCTATCTAAGTATCTGCTGTTAAGATAGTAATCTATTCTAGTTACTATTTCTCTTTGATTATATTTAATTTTAGTTTCTTTGCTTTCACCAAGGTCAAGATAACTACTCTCGCAGTCATTTATTATTTCCTTAGCTCTTGTGCTTACATTTTTCATATTATATAAATCCTTTCTTAGGTTGTAATGTGTTAAAGATGTTTTCTTTTCTCGGTCTATAGCTATCTAGTCCATATCTGATAGCATCCATACTATGATTAAATATATCTATTGGCACATTTATTATCTTTCCTTCTTTATCTTCTTGCCAAAGATAGTTTCTATATTCTTTTATAGTGTGTGTTGAATGCTTAGTAATACTTATTCGTTGGTCTTGGACGTATTGTATTCCTTGATTTATACTATCCTTTCCTTTAGTAGCTCCTATAATATTAACTCCATACATCTTTATCTCGTCTATACTCTTAGGTTCAGCGCTGTCAGCTATTACTAAAGCTTTTGGTTGGTTGTTTAAAATATCAGCTATCTGTTTATTAGTGAGTCCTTTTTGATAAGTAATCTCATCTAATATAAAGCCTCCGTTGTATTTATATATTGCTATTATAGCTGTAGGGTCATTACTATATCCAAAGTCCATTCCATATCTTTCAAGTCTTGCTTCGTGAGGTATTTCATCTATTATAGCCCAGTCTTTATAAACTTTTCCTTCTAAATCACCAATTAAACCTAAGCCATATACTTGCCACCATTGTTTGTTTCCCTTTCTACTTTCTAATTCTTTTACAATAGTTTCAGGTAATCCCTCATTATCTTTGTATGTAATAATCTCAAAGTTATGTTCTGCGTTTGGTATAACTTCTGTATGAACCCAAAACTCTGCTACTGGATTATAATCTATATATACATCTTCATTAGTTCTAATTGATAGCTGAGTATAAGTTTCATAAGATATATTATTAGCCTCATTTATAAATAATACATCTCTTCTTGGACCTCTAACTTTATCTGAGCTGTCAGCACTAAAAAACTCTATTCTTGTGCCAGTTTCAAAAGTGTAGGTAAACTCTGATTTAGACCATCTAGATTCTTTAAAATACTTATGGTGCTCCATTATAGAAAGAAAGTCTTTTATAGCTCCTCTACGAAGATGTGGGAAGGTTTCTGACACTACTGAAAATGTTTTACCTTCTTCTCTTTGTGCTCTATCTATTAAAATTAAAAGAATTGCTATTGTTTTTCCAGCACTACTTCCACCTTGGATTATCTTTAATCTCTTGTCCATCGCTAGAATCTTCTTTAATGCTGTTGTTGTTTGATATCTCATTTTTATTCAAATATTTTGTCTTCATCTTCTTTAATTCCACTTAACAAAGGTATTGGCTTGCCGTCAGAGGTTACATCTGACTTTTGTTTAAATTCTTTATCTCTTCTTTCTAAATACCATTTACTATCATCTACTCTCTTATTCTCCTTTAAAGCGTTATATAAATTAGTTTTAGCTAGTAATTTAGGATTATTCTTTAAATCTTCTTTTCGGTCAGTATATTCTGGGTGTTTCTTACAGTAATCATATAGTGTTTGTTTGCTAATGTTAGCATAAAGACAGGCTTCAGCATCTGTAAAACCCATAGTAAATCCGTGTTCTAATTTATTGACTGTTTCTTCTGTCATAGCAGTTGGTCTTCCTACTTTTGTCATAGTATTTAAAGTTTATCCCGGTAGATGTAGTTCACCCTAAAGCCTGTTGTTTAAAACATTACCCATCTTAACTAGGCTTCTAACCTTTAAGGTCTTCTGTTACTCTCCAGACTTTCAATTAAGAAAGATTTATCGGTCTATATTAAGCCGTCTAGGTTCGTTCTACATCACTAACAGAATTAGCGTAATGACATAGACACCGAAAGTGTATCCCGTATAGAGCAGACACCACTTTATC